CCAACTGGTGCTACTGGAGAACAAGGAATTCAAGGTCCAACTGGTGCTACTGGAGAACAAGGAATTCAAGGTCCAACTGGTGCTACTGGAGAACAAGGAATTCAAGGTCCAACTGGTGCTACTGGAGAACAAGGAATTCAAGGTCCAACTGGTGCTACTGGAGAACAAGGAATTCAAGGTCCAACTGGTGCTACTGGAGAACAAGGAATTCAAGGTCCAACTGGTGCTACTGGAGCAACTGGTCCTCAAGGCGATCAAGGAATTCAAGGTCCAACTGGTGATCAAGGAATTCAAGGTCCAACTGGTGCTACTGGAGCAACTGGACCAACGGGTCCAACTGGTGAACAAGGTATTCAAGGTGTAACTGGTGCTACTGGTCCTCAAGGCGATCAAGGAATTCAAGGAATTCAAGGTCCAACTGGTGCTACTGGAGAACAAGGTATTCAGGGGATTCAAGGTCCAACTGGTGTTGATGGAGCAATAACATTCACCGCATCTGGTTCTGCCCCTTCAGGAGCAACTTATGGAGATATGTGGTTCAACACCACATCAGGAAATGTATTCGTATACATCACCGATGGTGTGGGTGACTATTGGGTAGAACCATTTGGACCACAAGGTGCTACGGGTGTCGATGGTGCTAATGGAGCCACAGGAGCAACAGGAGCAACAGGCCCAGTCGGTGATTATGTCGAGTCCGTCAATGGAGTGACGGGTGCGGTTGTCTCCATCGTTGACTACAAGAGAGGATGGTTCTTCCTATGAGAAGATGGAGACTCAATTCAGGATACAACGGAACAACGGATCAACGCCGAACACAGGCAGGAACGATCCCGATGCTCAAGCATTACATGGAGAGGAATCTCGATAATTTCTTCTATTCTTCGACATGGACTCCCGCAGAAATTACAACAGCATTGTGGTTTGATGCTGCTGATGCTTCTACAATTACATTGAACGGAAGCAATGTAAGTCAATGGAATGACAAGAGTGGGAATGGCAGAAATGCAACGCAAACAGGTACTGCACAACCCCTGTACTCCTCGACTGGATTAAATAACAAGCCTGCGTTGGACTTTGACGGTGCTGATGACGATCTGGTATTGTCTAGCGTATCAGATCTTAATTCTGTAAGTCAGAGTTGGTTTATTGTTGCAAAGCGAGATAATGCAAACGGTCGTACTGAAATTTCATTTGGTATAGGAAACCAACAAGAGAGCAATGGTTTGGCGGATATACCTAGATGGACTGATAATAAAATGTACAGCCAGCTTGGATATGTAGCAAATCGCCCATCGCCAGTAAGCGTAATCTCAGATGCCCCCTATATTAACTGTGTTACAGGTGGTGCTGTACAGTTATCTTATACAAACGGCACACTAATCGGTACTGGAACCACGCAAAGTTTGTCGAATTTTTCAGTATTGGACGGCGGGTATGTTGGAAGCGGCAGAGCCATGTCATTTTTTGGCCGATACTTTGATGGAAAGATTTCTGAGTTAATTATTGTTCCGTCAGTCGCTACGACGCAAGACCGCCAACTCATAGAAGGCTATCTTGCCCACAAATGGGGATTGACATCAAACTTGCCAGTAGACCATCCATACAAGAGTGTAGTACCATAACCATGCCTATTCAATTTCCAACCAACCCCGAAGTAAACCAAGAGTACACCTACGAAGGAAAGGTGTGGCAATGGGATGGTTCTGCGTGGGTGGGTGTGCGTCAGGAGACAGGCATCCAACGCAGCAACATTTGGTCGAAGCAGAACCTACTCATACCCAAGCGTGGCTTTGGGTTGAACTCTGGTTACAACGGAGCAACGGATCAACGCCGAACACAGGCAGGAACAATAAATTCAGCAAAACACTACATGGAGAGGGATCTTGGTCAGTTCCTGTTTGTCATCGAAGGATCATGGACACCAGAAGCAATCACCACGGAACTTTGGTTGGATGGGGCTGATGCTTCTACGATCACATTGAACGGTTCGGTTGTCTCTCAATGGAACGATAAGAGTGGCAATGGAAGAAATGCAACTCAAAGTGACAATTCCAAAAGACCAGAATACATTGCGAATAGCATAAACGGAAGATATGCATTGGATTGGGATGGCGTGGATGACAGCATGGAAGTAAGTGGTGCAATATCCACATCACTTCAGAGTGTAATGTCGGGAGACGATACTCACAGCGTCGCAATGGTGCTTGAGGCAGATGTCATTTCAAACTCTCCAGTCATCTTCCATGTACCAGAATCATCTTGGGAGTTTCTCATAGAAATCAATGCTTCTGGTGGGGGATTGTATTGGGGATATACTACTAGTGCCTACAGAACATACAGCACAGGAGACTTTGTTTCCATAACCAAACCAACATTCTTCGTACTGACTAAAAGTGGCAGCAGCACGGGTGATGCTTATTCCGCAGGATCTTTGGTTTCCTCTTATAGTGTAAACTTTGGGGCAACACCAACAATGACTTCAAACTTCTTGATCGGAAGTTATTCTAGCGCATCGTACAACTATAATGGAAGGATCGCTGAGATAATAGTCTCAAATGAAACTTGGGATACGGAAACTAGACAACGAGTAGAAGGATACCTTGCCCACAAGTGGGGACTTGAAGGCGATCTGCCAGTAGACCATCCATACAAGAGTGTAGCACCCTGATAAATAATAAACGGAGACATTCATGCCCGACATATACCTCAACTACGCAACATCAATCGGAACCACAGGTGACACGCAGATCTATGCTGGCATCACGGGTACTGCCATTGTCAACGGCATCCATGTGGCAAACACAAGCACCGACACGGCAAACTCCGTGTCCATTCAGTTGTTCAAGGGTGCTACGGGATACTACATCGTCAGAGGTGCTGCTGTTCCGATTCAGTCCACATATCAGGCACTCGACACGCCGATTCCCCTGACCACGGGAGATACCCTCAAGGCAACGGCAGGAGTAACAGCGGGACTTGATGTCATCGTATCAGTATTGGAGTCAACCTAATGGCACTACAACAAATCATACAACACGAAACTGGAGCCTATTCGCAGTATTGGCGAATTGTAAACACAAATTTAGACTATGAGAATTTATCTGGTGAAATTGTTCTATGGGGATATGTTAATCAAGAAGCAAGAGAAAATGGAAAAACTAGATTGGATAAAAGAACATTTACAGTCCAAGATCCAGATTTTACAACTTATTTCATACCGAGTGCAATAGATCCACAAGATATAAACCAAGTAAAGAATTCATATTTGTATATAAAGGGAATTAGTGGTGGAGAATTTTCGACAGCTACAGATGTTTAAAGGAAATAAAAAATGCCAGCATCAAGATACGACATATATGCAGAACAAGGAACAACATTTAAGCTTCATCTTGATTACAAATATCAAGGTGGAACTGGAATTGATCTAGCAAATTTTACTGGAGAACTTCAAGTAAGAAGGTCATCAAAAGATTCTGGTGTTCTTTTATTCCTTAGTGACAATGGAGTAACTGGTGGTGGCATCACAGGTGAATTTACTGCTGGTGTTGGTGGAATTGCTGGTGTTGGTGGAATTAGTTTCAATACAGCAATTGATGGATCTGATGGATATACTGGTGGAATTTTATTCAGAGTAGACGCAACTACAATGAAAACTATTCCATATGGTAAGCATTTTTATGACTTTGAAATGACAAATACTTTAGGTGAAGTCTCAAGACTAATAGAAGGAACATTTGAAGTTTCAAGGGAAATAACACGATAAATGTCAGATGCAAGTAATATAGCTACGCTAACAATTACCGCATTCCAAGGTGTTGGTGAGTTATCTATTACTTCTTTTCCACAAACAACAAATTTAGTAGTAAACAATCAAACATCTTCTACTATAAATGTAACTCCAGGAACAGTTACAAACTTAGTAATTGAAAAAACATTAAGTTCTACAGTTTTATACCCTTCGTATCCTGGTGTGGCACTTTCGGGTCCACAGGGCATCCAAGGCATTCAAGGAAATACTGGACCAACGGGACCAACAGGACCAATTGGACCACAGGGCATAGCTGGTATTTCTGGGTATGGATATACTGGAGCAACTGTAGATGGTGATTTTCTTTACATTTCACAAATAGATCCAGATGGTGTTGTTGGTGTTTCTTATTCAATTGGCAATGTTCGTGGTCCACAGGGAGATCAGGGAATTCAAGGATCAACTGGAAATACTGGTCCAACTGGAGCAGATGGTATTTCTGGATATGGATATACAGCTGCCGAAGTCATAGGCGATGAACTCTATATTTCACAAATAGATCCAGATGGAGTAATTGGAAGTCAATATTCAATTGGAAATGTCCGTGGTCCACAAGGAGATGTGGGACCAACGGGTGCTACTGGACCAACTGGTGAATTTATACCAGTTGGTTATGGATTAACATATTCAAATATTGATGGTTCTGATGAATATTCTATAAATTATAGATTCGGTGGAAGGCCGATTAGAATTAAATCAGTAGGTTCTGGTGCTGACTATTTAATGGTTCAATCCAAAGGAGTTGGTGCTACTATGGATTTAATCCGAGTGATCGATCTTCTTCAAATACCAGTACCAGTTCTAGACTTTCCAGGTTTAATTACAACTGTCTCTTCAGTTAGCGGAAATGTTAAAGTTCTTGCTGCTGATGGAACAGAAAAAATAATTTCAGGATCTGATTTATTTCTTGAAAATATTCCAAATTATGTTGAAACAATCAACGGATGTACTGGAAATATAAATATTTTAGGAACCACTGGTGAAATTGAGGTCACAGGGGCATGTCCAAATATTATTATTGGTCTTCCAGATAATGTAATAATTTCAGGAAATCTGGAAGTTCAAGGAAATATAAATAACTTAGGAACCATCAATATAGACGGTGGTATTTATTAATCTGGGGATAAACTATGTCAACAATTAAAGTCAAGAGAACAACAGGATCTACACCTCCAACTGGATTGACCTTTGGTGAACCAGCTTTCGTAGATAATCTAAATTCATTCTATGTCACAAAGAACAACGGAACTTCGGTTCGTGTTGGTGCGGAAGTAGATACTAATGCTACTCTTGGTGGTGGCAGTGCCAGCGATAATAAAATACCAACACAAAATGCAGTAAAGACTTATGTTGATGGTGCAATTGGTGGCGGCGCGGTATCGACCATTGAAGGTCTTACTGGTGCTGTAAATCTTGAAGCTGGTACTGGAATTGCAATTGTAACTGCTGGACAAGATATTACATTTACAAATGTTGGTGTTCAATCTGTTTCTGGAACTGCCAATGAAATTGAAGTTTCTGGTGCTACTGGCGCAGTCACCATAGGACTCCCAAACGATGTCACAATCGCTGGCAATCTTGCTGTAAATGGTGGTGATATCACAACAACCAACAACACTGCAAATATTTTTATATCAAATGCATCAAATATTGATATTGGAACAACAGACGGAGAACAGATTTCCATCGGAAAAAATGATGCTTCAACAGATATCGCACTATACGGATCAGTAATTACTGCTAATGGTGTCATTAGAGGCACAACAACACAAAAAGTATTTGATGCTACTTCTACCACGGTTGATGCGTTTGGTGATGCCACAACACTAAATCTTGGTTATGATTCAACGGCAACATCCACTACAAATTTTAATATTGGTGCTGTTGCTTCTGGAAATACCAAAACACTTAATATCGGTACTGGCGGTGCTGCTGGTTCGACTACAAATATCAATCTTGGTTCTTCTGAAGGCGGAACTGTTACCGTCAATAAAGATCTGGTTGTTTCTGGTGATTTTACAGTAAACGGAACAACCACGACAATCAATGCAACAACGATTACAGTTGATGACAAGAACATCGAATTGGGTTCTGTTGCATCTCCAGATGATACTACCGCAAATGGTGGTGGTATCACCCTTAGAGGTGGTACTGGTAACGATAAGAGCATCATTTGGGATAGTGCAAATAGCAACTGGACCTCAAGTGAACACTGGAACTTGGCAACTGGTAAAGTCTTCAAGATCAATAACACAGAAGTTTTGAGTGCTTCTGCTCTTGGTTCTGGAGTTACAGGATCTTCACTTACCCAAGTCGGAACAATTACTTCTGGTACTTGGAACGGAACTGTAGTCGGTCTTGCCTACGGTGGTTCTGGTAAGAATCTAACCGCTTCTGCTGGTGCAGTGGTTTATTCAGACTCAGACAGTTTTGAATTTACATCAGTAGGATCTTCAGGTCAAGTTCTTACATCTGCTGGTACTTCTGCTCCAACATGGACAAGTCAATCTTCACTTTCGGTCGGTTCTGCAACAACTGCAACACATCTTGCAAACGGTGGTACGGGACAAATTGCGTATCAATCAGCAGCTGGAAGTACTACTTTCTTGACTACATCAGCAACTGCGGGAGCAGTTGTAGCAAGCACAGGATCTGGAGCTGCACCAGAATACAAGGTAATATCGCTCACAAACGGTTCAGTTACTTCTGGTTCTGGAACTCTCACACTTGCAGTTCAGAACGCAGCTGCCGATGGTTCAACTAAAGGTTTGGCAACCTTTGATGCGACTAATTTTAATGCATCATCTGGTCTAATTACTATTGATACAGTTGATGGTGGATCTTACTAAATAAACATAAGGAGTTTATATTATGGAAACGAACTATACAGATTCTATCGTTGTGCCTTCACTTTTAAAGAAAACACAAGAATTATTAAATTCAAGTGTAATTCTGGATATCAATCTTCAGATTGAGCAGGCGAAGGTAAAAGATTTAACAGAGAAACTTTCAAACACATCTTCATCTGATGCTAAAAAAGTTATTGATGTTGAGAATAGAGCAAAGGATATGGAAGCTAGTTTGAATTCTAAAATTAGAGATTTAGAAGAGCAACTAAGATCTGCAAATGAAAAGATCGTAAACAATACTTCGACAAGTTCTAGAGTTAATGAATTAGAAGAGCAACTAAGATCAGCACACGGAAAGATTGTAGATCTCAAAAGAGAAAAGCAAAATGTCGAGATACAATCATCTCAGATTCAAAAGGTATTTGAAAGTAAGATAAATACTCTAGAAGATGAAATACGAGTTCTCAAGACTGTTTCAAAACCAGCAAAGAAGCAAAGGAAAACAGTAGAGCTTGAGGGTGGCGTATTCTGAGTATTAAATTATGTCAACGATCAAGATCAAAAATAGCACAACACCAAGTTCGGTTCCTTCTGCGGCATCTTTGTCGCAGGGGGAACTTGCTGTAAATATTTCAGACAAGAAACTATTTGTTGGTAATGCTTCTGGTGATCCTGTTGAGTTGACAAATCAAGGTGTGTTGAGTGTAAATGGCACAACTGGTGATGTCACCATTTCTGCTTCGGGTTTTACTTATACTTCATCTCCTCCTGGTAGTCCAGAAGTAGGTGACAGATGGATGGACTCCGATACAGGCAAGGAATATATCTACATCTATGATGGAGTATCGTCTCAATGGATACAACCCGTATCTTCAAATGGACTTGTCGGTGTCACATATGACTCAAATACAGAAACATATGAAGTGGATGCAAATATTGAGATACAGGGATATGTGAGTTCAGATACGGGATTTCAGATAACCTCTGGTGCGATAAACTCACAAAGTGGAACTACCTATACTTTACTCGGATCTGATAATGGTAAAGTTATTGTATGGAATACCGCGAGCAGTGCCACATTGACGGTTCCAAGTGGATTGGCAGTTGGATACAATACAACGGTAATACAGACTGGATCTGGTGGAATCGGTATAACGGGATCTGGAACTACACTAAATAGTTTTGAAGGCAAGTTGACAACGGCAGGACAACATGCTGCGGTCAGCCTTATCTCCTACAGCAGCAATGTGTTCAATATCGCTGGAGGGTTGACGGGATGATAATTCCAAGTCAATCCCACGGTGTGATTGCATCTTCATTTCCTAGAAAACTTACAGAACCACCAGAACCACCATCAGAAAAATCAACGGTTTATGTATTTAATATTTTTTGGGATAATGAAGTAATCGTGAATAGATACGATACAACATCAACTACAATAGAGACAACTGCGAGAGGTTGGTTCATCAGATGAGAAAGCAAAGATTAAACAACGGATATATTGGAGTAAATCGTGCTGTAAATGTATCAGAAGGTATGATTTCTTCTTCAAAGATTTATAACAGAAATAAATTTTCTGACAGAGGATTATATGACACAGAAGAATATATTCGTCCATCAAATGGAAACGGAAATGGAGCAACAGCAACGGTAGATATTGTAGACGGATCTGTAACTGCCGTAACTTTAAATGCTGGTGGTTCTGGGTATGGTGTCGCTCCCACGATCACCTTTTCTGGTGGAGGAGGATCAGGAGCAGCAGCAGTCGCAACAGTTTCTGGTGGAGCAATTACTAATATTACTCTTAGATACACAGTTTCTTCTGTAATAATTCTAGACGGAGGAGAAGGTTATACATCTGCTCCTACGGTTGCATTTTCTTCTGGGGGTGGATCTGGAGCAGCAGGAACCGCAGTAATAGACAACGGAAGAGTCGTTTCTGTAACAATTACAAATGTAGGAAGTAATTATACATCAAATCCAACAGTTACTTTTTCTGGTGGAGGGGGAACACGACAGGCTTCTGGTGTAAGTACCGTTGTTTGTGGTACTGGATATACTGGTGCGCCGACCATAAGTATTGGTGGACCAGGAACAGGAGCAGCAGCAACAGCAACCGTAACTGGATCACTCGGTTCTTTCACAGTGACTAGTGGAGGAACAGGATATACTGAAGTACCAACTGTTCATGTTTCTGGAGAAAATAAGCATGTTACAGTAACAACCGCAACCATCTCTGGTGGTGCTGTTACTGGGATTACAGCAACTACATCTGAATTGTTCAGCACACCAGTAACCGTAACCATAGGAGGATGGAAACCTCTTCCCAGTGTTTCTGAAGGAGAACAAAAGTTTGTAGGATTGTATGGTATTACAGATACAGATAGTAATTGGGTTACTTTAAGATTTCTAGGAGCATATACCGTTGATTGGGGTGATGGAAGTTCTCCTCAAAATGTTGCATCGGGTACATCAGTAAGTCATCAATATACGACCACAGAATATGCTGCAATTGCGGATGATCCATATGATAACATGAAATCCGTTATCATTACAGTCACTCCACAAGCAGGACAAAATCTGACTACTATGGATTTAAATTATGAATTTCCGTCAGGATTTAGTACTAGTACATATCAAACTACCAAATGGCTTGATATAAGAATATCTGCGCCAAATTTGACTACTATACAGATGGGATCGGGATCTCCTCCATATCATAATAATCTTTTACAGTTTGAAATGATAGGAACCAATTCTGTAACTTCATACTCTAGTGTATTTCATTATTGTACTTCTTTGAAAAGAATAGTTTCTTTGTATACTGGCAGTGCGACTATTTTAAGTAACACATTTGCCTATTGTTATGCACTATTAAAACTTCCAGAAATGGATACCAGTAATGTTACTAATTTTAGTCAAACATTTTTTAATTGTTATAAATTACAAAAAATAAATGTGGATTTTAGCAGTGCTACCACCATGAGTGGTACATTCAGAAATTGCTATTCTTTACTGGAAGTATCTCCAATACTTCCACAAGCATCCCCGTCTAGTTTTGATAACGCATTTGATTCCTGTTACTCTTTAACTCAAATTCCTGTTATTGATGGAAGTAAAATATCAACTGCAATCAGAGGGTTTTATAATTGTTTTTCCCTAGAAACAATCAACGAACTCAATCTCTGCAATTGTACCAATACTAGTAATATGTTTTATGGTTGTTCTTCTTTGAGAAGAATAGGAAAACTTAATGTAGGGAAAAGTACTAATTGTTTTTTTATGCTATATGGGTGTTCGAAACTTACAGAAATTGAAGAACTAATCACAACAAATGCTACTAGTATGTCAGGTATGTTTTATAATTGTTATTCTTTGACAAGAATACCAAATTTGGATACTTCAAAGGTAACAACTGCTACTCAGATGTTTCAAGGTTGTAGTTCTTTACAAGAACTACCTAATTTAGACATTAGTTTGGTAACGACTGCTACTAGTATGTTTAATAGTTGTTATTCGTTGAAACATTTGCCATTTTTGGATGTGGGCAGAGTTACTAGTGCTAATAACATGTTTTATAATTGTTCTTCTTTGACAAATATTCCAAATTTAAATTTTGAAGTATGTGGTAACTTTTCTGGAATATTTGGTAACTGTAGTAATTTAAGAAAAGCACCATCTTTAGGAAAATTAACCCCTAGAACGGGTTCAATAATATCGACTGGATACCAAAGTATGTTTACTGGCTGTACAAGTTTACAAGAAATACCAGATTACCAATTTTCAGGATCATCGGGTACAACTGTGTATTCTAGTATATTCAATACTTGTAGATCATTATCCAGAGTTAGAGCAACTGGATTCAATCAGAATATTTCCGTTACTGGTTGTTTTTTGGGAGCAACCGAATTGAATGAAATTTATACAAATCTGCCAACGGTGACAGGAAAAACAATCACAGTAACAAACAATTGGGGAACTGCATCGGACGATCCGTCAATTGCAACCGCAAAGGGATGGACAGTAACAGGATAATATATTATGGAAGACACATCAGGATTTTACAAAAACGACGACGGATATGTTTTACATGGACCTAATTTCGTATTAAATGCAAATTACGAACTTAGACGAGAAACAAAAGACAATCATACATATCCCACAGATGGGTGGTATTGGTTTGATACAATAGAAGAGGCATATTCCTTCTTTGGTTTAGAATACATTCCACCAGAACAACCAGAATTACCACTTGGAGAATAATCATGGCAGAAACTTATATAAGTCAAGCGACAAAATTAACATCAACCAGTAACACTACCGTATATGACGGTGTAGTAGGAACAGCAATCGTCAACAGTATCAACTTGTCAAATGTTGATTTATACTCATCAAGTGTAGTGAGTGTGTATCTTGTAAAGTCAGCAACTTCATATAGCATTCTTTCAAATGTTGAAGTTCCTGTTGGATCAACATTACAGATTCTAGACGCACCAATTGTATGTGAGTCGGGCGATACAATTACTGCTACAGCGACAAGCGCAAACGATATTGAAGTGATTGTATCGGCTCTAGAAATAACTGCGTAATGCTACTATAAATACTTAATATCAGTTAAGGACTGAACTCATGGCAGCATTGAACTTTCCCCCTACCCCGTCCGTTGATGCCAAGTATACCGTTGGAACCACCACATGGACATGGGACGGAACTGCTTGGAACTCAAGCACTCTCGCATTAATCCCATCCTATGGTGTTTCTTTTTTCAACGGACTTGATGGTTCAGTAGGACCAAGAACATTGGCATTAGTTCAGAGCGAGATGAATAATGAGGGAGAACTTACCGTTGCAAACAGCGGAACGGGTGCAGCAACGACATTCAACAGCGTTGCTGCATTGTCGGATGTAAACACTATAGGAGTTGCGTCTGTAAACTGTGGCACGACAAGCACGGGAAGATCTTTCATTGGTATTGCATCATCCGATCAGATTGAACTTGCTGGAGGAACAGTCAGAACCACCTGTGTTCTAAAACTTCCAAACAATCTGTCCGATGGAACGAATGGTTACTTTGTTAGGTTTGGTCTGTTGGATACAAGAAACAGTGGATCTGTTACAGATGGATTGTTTTTCTCCTACACGGACACGGTGAACTCTGGAAACTGGTCGGCAGAAGTGGTTGTTGGTGGATCAGGATCCGTCATTGATACTGGAATCACAGGCGAAGCAAACACATGGGCAACACTTGAAATAGAAGTCAATGCAGATGCATCGGAAGCAAAGTTCTACTATGATGGAACTGTGGTGCATACTGAAACCACAACGATTCCATCGGGAACTTCAGAGGCTACTGGAGCAGGAGTAGGATTGTTCAAGACTATTGGAACCACAAGTAGAAATCTCCATGTGGACTACTTCGGAATATCCAAGGAGGTTTCGCGATGATGTGGGCAATTGTAGATGAACTGGGAATAGTTTCGTCGGTTGTTCAATCCCAAGAACGACCACAAAATTCTGTAAAGGTTCCACAGGGAGTGGAAGTGCAAATCGGATGGAAGTGGAATGGTTGGGAGTTCGATGCACCAAGATGGACTGCATATGAGTTCCTGAATCGATTTACTCCAGATGAACGAATTGCCTATAGAAATGCGGCAAAAACAGATGATCTCGTAGCAGACTTTCTGAATTTGGCACAAGCAGCACAAGAAATAATAAGCAACGATCCAATGACAATTGCTGGAATGGATTACCTAGTATCACAGGGTCTGCTCACGCAGGCGAGACGAGATGAAATACTGGCAGTGAGTTGAGCTTGACACTAGTTTTTAATATGGTATACTATGAATATGAATCTAAAAATCTTTAAACACAGGCATTATGCCATTGAACCAACATACGGGACAGAGCAAGCAGCATGTTTTGATCTGTCATCTGCGATTGGATATGGGTCTGCAATATTAGCATATTCCAAGACAAATCAAAAATTAGAAATTCTAGCATCACAGGATGATGCTGGAAATTATATTGAAATTCCATCCGAGTGGAGAGTGATGGTTCCGACTGGTTTAATTTTTGATATTCCAGAAAATCATTACATACGAATTTATGCTCGTTCGGGTCTTTCCACGAAGAGTGGATTGAATCTAATTAACTCTGTTGGCATAATTGACGCAGATTATACCAATGAAGTTTTTATTCCTCTATACAATAATTCTCAGGAAAAGATTCGTATCTATAGTGGACTAAGAATTGCTCAAGCAGAGATGGTTGCTTGCGAACCCCGTGTTAATTTCAGCTACATAGATGAGAGGCCACAACTAAAAGGTGATCGTACAGGTGGTTTCGGATCTACTGGAGTATAGAATGACACAGACAAAAACGCAAGAAGTAGTAGACTTCATCACACAGTTCGCTGATGAAGAAGGTGTTCCAACAATCATTGGTAAGGATTGGGAAGAATTCAATTCCAAGTTTACTAAGCAAGAAATCAAGGAAGGTCTTGCTGAATACATTGGGACCAAGTTTCCTCTCTTTCCATACCGAAAGATTGATTTTGACGATGGTGTAAAGCGAAAGTTCTATGATCTAAAGTCAAAGACACACAACGATTTCATCATGGCAGATGCGGGTGAAGTCACTGAGAAGTATACAGACTACAAGTATCCATTCAGAGACTGTGGAAAGTTTGTAATCTTCTACGGTCATTATCACAATGACATCAGTAATTTCTTTCAACAGAGAAATCGCTATGACTGTGGATCGCATGGGTTTCCGTCTCCGAGTGAATACTGGTATTCACCAGATCTTCTGAAGAAGATGAACTGGACATTCTGGAGGCTTGACAATGATGGAATTACTCCGATTACTCTTCGTGGTTCTTTCCGTCTTGGAGCATATGTTGCGACTCAGTTTAAACCACATGTTGCGAAGTCAATTTATGATTTCGTAAACAGTCGTGTAAGAAATGACGAGATGAGAGTCCTTGACTTCAGCATGGGTTGGGGTGATCGTCTCGCAGGGTTCTATACATCAAAAGCAAAGCACTATGTTGGAACAGATCCCAACCCAAGTGTATTTGCTGTATATAAAGAACAATGTAAGCAATATGAGAAACTGTTGAGTGGAGAAGAACCAGAGATTGAATTCTTTCAGGTTCAGGTCAAGGACCATTTCTATGAAGCATTCCGTTGTGTCGGAAGATCTGGAAAGACAGTAACAGCATACAATGCTCCCGCAGAAGATATTCTTGACGAGATCAAGAAGAACAAGTATGACTGTATCTTCACATCTCCTCCATACTTTTCTACTGAACTATACGACGAAGGTGGAGACGACTGGAAGCAATCATGGTTTCGTTACTCTGATTATGAGAAGTGGTGGGAGGATTTCTTCAAACCAGTACTGACTGCTTGTTACGAATCTCTGAAGGACAATGGATCAATGATGATCAATATTATGGATCCACAAATCAAGTCAAAGAGATTCAAGACATGCGATCAGATGGTAGATCATATCCTTGAACTTGGTGGTAAGTTTGATGGGCAAATTGGTATGCGAATCAAGCAACGACCAAAGGATATAGATACAGAAGAACTGAAGAAGTTTTTGGTCACGACATACATTGAGAATGTCTGGTGCTTCTCAAAGAATGGATTTGACCTTTCAAATAAACCTGCTACACTAGAATCACTTTTTGGAGAATAACATGAACCGTGAAGAACTTTTTAATATGCACAAGGAAATGTGTACCTTTGCTTTGGATTTGATGAAAAAGAAAAATTCAGATTACGCTGGAAGCGATGGCGCAAATCCATTTGCTAATTTTACTCGCGCTGAATCTTTAGGAATTTGCTCGACCGAACAGGCATTTTTAGTTCGCATGACCGATAAAATGTCACGACTTTCTTCCTTTGCTTCAAAAGGAAAACTTGACGTGGAGGACGAATCGGTGTATGATACTCTGGTAGACCTGATCAATTATTCGGTGCTACTGGCAGCATTTCTTAAAGATAAAAAATGAGATTTTACACAAACGCATATTACAACTATAAAGGGATCCTTCTTGCTGAGAAGGATGAAAACGGAAAGACTGTGTATTCTGAGAAGGAACACAGTCCTTCTGTTTATCTTCCGTCAAGTGGAAGATGCGATCTCAAATCCATCATTGGTGATCCTCTGATGGAGATGAGGTTTGATAATCACGAACAATACAAAGAGTTCGTTGAGAAGTATGCGACAATTCCTGGATTTGAAATTCACGGTGAGATTCAACAAGAGTATCAGTTTCTAGCAAAGCACTACGGTGGTACGCATAACTATGACTTCTCCAAGATCGACATCATGTACATCGACATTGAAACTGCGTCAGAGAACGGGTTTCCGTCCATTGACAATCCAGAAGAGGAAGTCCTTGCAATCACTGTATCGTCAACTAGAACAGGAAAAGCAACATTCTGCTTGGGTACATTCTCCACCGAAGAAGACATCAAGGTCTTTGAGTATCAGGAAGAAGCAAAACTTCTCAGAGATTTTGTCAAGTATTTCAGCGACAATTATCCTGATGTCATATCGGGTTGGAACATTCGTTTCTTTGACATTCCCTATCTTGTAAATCGCATCGGAAAGGTGCTTGGACGAAAGTATGTCAAGTTGCTTTCTCCTTGGGGTATTATCAAAGAAAAGAGAATCAATCGCAAGGGTAAGGAAGAGAGTGCGTTCGATCTGATCGGCATTTCCACTCTTGACTATTACGAGGTCTACAAGACCTTTACATATACGAATCAAGAATCGTACAGTCTGAATCATATTTCGTATGTAGAACTTGGAGAGAAGAAACTCTCATATGCAGAGTTCGAAAGTATTACAGAGTTCTACAAGAAGGACTTTCAGAAGTTCATTGCCTATAATATTCGCGACGTTGAACTGGTTCAGAAACTGGAAGATAAACTTCGTCTGATTGAACTCGCAATCGCACTTGCATATTCTGCGGGTGTGAATTATTCAGATGTCTTTTCTCAGGTTCGTACATGGGATGTCATTATCTACAACGATCTGCTTCAGAGAGGAATTGCGATTCCACCAAAGAAGAAATCAAGAAAGAATGAGCAATATGCGGGTGCATATGTCAAGGAACCAATCGTTGGATTCCATGACTGGGTGGTGAGTTTTGACTTGAACTCTCTGTATCCACATCTCATCATGCAGTATAATATCTCTCCAGAGACGATGACAGATGATGGAATTCGTGCTTCAATTTCCCCAGAGGGTCTGTTGAAGCAATCTAGCGTATGTACAGAAATTCTTGAAGATAATAAGAAGAAGAATCTGTCAACTGCTGCCAACGGAACCACATACCGAAAAGATATTCGGGGATTTCTTCCTGAACTCATGGACAGCATGTACAAAGATCGTAAAATGTTCAAAAACAAAATGATTGAGTCAAAGAAAATGCTCGAAGACATCAACGAGGAATTGCGCCGTAGGGGCTTGACAGACTGACCCATTTGTGGTATAATATACGCATGTCGGAAACCCGTAACGTGATTGACCATTACCACTACTGGAAGCATGAAGCGATACTTGCGGACTTGGATACAAGACGGAATAATTTTTCTGTTGTTTGTAGCAATCTTTATAATGATTTCAACATTGCTACAGTTATTCGCAATGCCAATGCGTTCCTTGCGAAGAAGGTAATTCTTTACGGTTCAAAGAAGTACGACCGCCGTGGTACGGTTGGAACTCATCACTATACGCATTTTGGACATTGCCGTACCTTTGAGGATCTTGAGAACGAAATCAAGATCCTCAAAGGAACCTACGGTACAGTCAGAATTATAGGAATGGATAACATTCCTGGTTCGTTTCCAATTGATGAATATAGTTGGAACTCAAACGCTCATTATGTTCTTGTTCTTGGACAGGAACAATTTGGAATTCCAAAGGAACTTCTTGACATCTGTGATGATCTGCTATATATTAAGCAATACGGAAGTGTCAGAAGTCTGAATGTAGGTACTGCGAGTGGAATCGCAATGTACTCACTCGTTTCAAACACAGTAGGATAATTATTATGAGTAGAAAAACACCACATCGTAAATTTGGTCGTAGACGTAAGTTGGGAAGTCGTAAGCGAAGAGCTCGTAAGTTGGCAAGAGCATAATAAAGTTACCCCGTGGTGAAACGGTATCACAGGAGATTTTGGTTCTCTTTTTCCTAGTTCGAATCTAGGCGGGGTAGTTACGGGATTGTGGCGAAACTGGCGAAACGCAAGGCACTTAAAATGCCTCACATAAGAAACATTGTGGGTTCGAATCCCACCAATCCCACTTAAAAGCAGACGAAATATATATAGTATAGGAGCGTCTGCTATGAGATACAATAGAATAAAACAATTAGGTAAAGATAAATTTCAGGAATATGCAAATCAAGTTTTTTCTATAGCACAAATGTTAGAAAAACTTGGTTATAGTAATAAAGCTGGTGGATCATATCATGTGGTAAAAAAATATTTACAAGAATATCAAATAGATACTTCTCATTGGACTGGACAGGGGTGGAGTAAAGGACAACAACTAAAAGATTGGTCGCAATATAACTCCTACAAGAGTTCCAAAAAACATCTAATATCAGAAAGAACACATAAATGTGAATTATGTGGATTGACCGAGTGGCGTGAATCTGTTATTCCACTAGAAGTTCATCATAAAGACGGCAATAGAACAAATAATGAATACGATAACTTACAATTACTTTGTCCAAATTGTCATTCTTTGACTGATAATTGGAAAGGTAAAAATAAAAACACGGCGCGGTAGACCAACGGCAGAGTCAGCTGATTCAAGTCCAGCACAGTGTGGGTTCGAATCCCACTCGCGCTATTATGAAAACTTCAGATCTCGCATACGAACTCCGTTGTGCAACCAAGCGCACCGATCTTCCCGACGAAATTGTGCGATTGATCTCCGAGGCATATGGAGCAATCGAACTCCTCCGCAATGAGTTGAGCGAGCGTATCCACATGTGCGATATGCGTTCGGAAAAGGTTCTAGAACTCACCGAAGAACGCGACGAGGCGAGGCGTTCTTGCTGTGAGTTCGCAGCGATTGTTGATGGAGCCGACACCAAAGATGGCATGGAGAGCGGTCGTTTTTACAATATCGCCATGAAGTACATGAAATCCCGTGGCTGGGACTGCTTCAAGGAGGACGGCAAGTGAGCGACGATCCATTTTCACGATTAGTTCAAGAGTTGGAGTTTCGTACCGCAGAACGCGACGAAGCAAGGCGGATTGCGTGTAGAAATGAAGCACGTCTTAACTCCATGATGTTTGATAACCCAAAGTACGGTGATCCCCGTGCGATTGCGGAATCGCGTGGTTGGGACTGCTTTGATGAGATACAAGAAGAAAAGAGAAACGCGGCAATGGATCGTCTTTCTGAACTTGATGAGGAACTTGGACTTTGAAGTACTACGCGGTAAAGACCCCATCTGATCTTTTTGTGGAAGATAATTTCAGTAAGAACAATGAGTCATTCAAGGGTGCTTTGGTCTACAAAAAGAAAAGAAATGCGCTAGAATGCTGCGACGAGATGAACGAACTGGCAAAGAGTCTTAAGCGCAAACCCGATTATAAAGTCTCAGAGTTCACCCAGGAGGATATTACCGATTCTGGTATTATTTTGGATGGAGTCTGGAAAAAGAAATTATAAATACATCTATAGGAGAGATCTATGGAGTGTATTACTAAACTTTTGACTTTACAGAATCAATTAAGAATTCATCACTGGCAAACTGCTTCATATGCGGAACACAAAGCACTTGGAAATGCATATGAAGGATTGGACGCTTTAATTGACACTTTCGTTGAAACCTATATGGGAATCTACGGAAAGGATACAGAAGCAAAAAGAACTTTAGAACTCTTTGGATTTGAAAAAGCACATCCAATGCAAGTAATAAAGTATTTTGAAAATTATCTAGTCAATGAACTTCCAAATGATCTCAAAGAAGAAGATACTGACCTTTTAAATATTCGTGACGAGATGTTGGCACTATTGAATAAGACCAAGTATCTACTCACTCTACACTGATTATGCCTATTGAATATGAAATGATGGTTCTGAAGAGGTTGACGGAGCAGGCGATTATAAGCTATTCCGAATACTTTTACCTAACAAGTTGGTATAAAGATATAGAAAATAAAGTCCTTGAAATAGTCCTTCATGAAAAGGATTATGCCAAGGACTTATTTACTATAAACCAATTCAATGCAATGTGTGAACTTATACGACGGGGGTATTGGATAAAGTATGGAGATGCAGGTCCAGTTCTGGTAAAGAAAGATCTTGACATTCCCTACTTTTCTGATAAACTTCCCATCAAGCATGGAGCAGATTAGTGACCCTTACCAAACTGACAGATGAACAACTTTTCGCTCTCAAAGAGCAAACAGAAAAAGACATTGCCAAGTATCATAATTTCCAACTTGTAAGAAAGATTCAACTGAATTCTGCTTATGGTGCGATTGGAAACGAATACTTCCGATATTATTCCACCGAATTGGCAGAGGCAATTACACTTTCTGGTCAGTTGGCAATTCAGTGGATTGGTCAAAAGTTGAACGACTTCATCAACACTACCGTGGGAACGGATGGTGTTGATTATGTCATTGCGTCCGATACAGATTCTGTCTATCTGAATTTGAACTGTCTGGTGAAGAAGTTTGTAGCGAATGCTCCAAAAGACAAGAAGATCAATTACATTGACACCGCATGTGAGAAGATCATTCTCCCATTCATTCAAAAGAAGTTTGAAGAACTCTCAGATATCATGAATGCCTATGATCAGAAGATGTTCATGGGTAGAGAGGTGATTGCCGACAAGGGAATCTGGACTGCGAAGAAACGGTACATGTTGAATGTTCTGGATTCAGAAGGAGTAAGATATTCTGAACCAAAACTCAAAATCATGGGAATTGAAACGACTCGTTCTTCAACTCCAGAGATAGTTCGCAAGAGACTGAAGGAAGCAATTGATCTCATTCTCAACAGCACGGAAGATGAGATGATTGAGTTTGTGGATAAGTGTAAAACTGAATTCTATTCCCTGTCTCCCGAAGAGATCGCATTTCCTCGTTCGGTGAATGGATTAAACAAGTATCGCGATAAGTTGACAATCTACCGCAAGTCAACTCCGATGCATGTGAAGGGATCTCTGATCTATAATCACTATCTCTCGCGATTCAAGTTGGACAAGAAGTATCGCGATATCATTGAAGGTGATAAGATCAAGTATCTTCACTTGAAGAAACCAAATCCACTTGGAGGAAACAAAGGAGAGGATCAGGTAATTGCCTTTCCCAATGTTCTTCCAAAAGAGTTTGGTCTTGATAAGTTTATTGATTACAAAACACAATTTGAAAAAGCATTTATTGACCCACTGAGCAATATCCTAGATACAATCGGTTGGTCGCACGAAAGAAAAGCAACACTAGAATCCCTATTTGGATGAAAGGAATATTATGAGTGATTTTTTATCGTCGTTGGTAAAGACTTCAGGTAATAAATATGCTTCCATTGTAGACGATGGTCTTGAGGGAAGTGATGTTGGTGGGTTTGTAGACACAGGATGCTACATGCTGAATGGTCTACTCTCAGCATCAATCTATGGTGGTCTGCCGAATAACAAGATTCTCGCACTCGCAGGTGAATCTTCAACTGGTAAGACTTACTTTACTCTTGGAATCGTTTCTAAGTTCCTCAATGACAACCCTGATGCTGTCGTTCTTTACTTTGATTCAGAGCAAGCAGTCACGTCGGAGATGTTCAAGGATCGTGGAATTGATCCAAAGAGAGTGGCAGTATTTCCAGTCTCTACGATTGAGGAGTTCCGACATCAGGCAATCACAATCGTAGACAAGTATCTTGAACTTGACAAGGAAGATCGTAAACCAACCATGATCGTTCTTGATTCTCTTGGAATGTTGTCAACTACCAAGGAGATGACTGATACTGCCGATGGCAAGGAAACACGCGACATGACTCGCGCACAGGTTGTCAAGTCAACCTTCCGCGTTCTTACTGTGAAGTTGGGTATCGCGAAGATTCCAATGATCATGACCAACCACACTTATCAAGTTGTCGGTGCTTATGTTCCGATGTCAGAGATGGGTGGTGGTACTGGTCTTAAGTACGCAGCATCTACAATTCTCTATCTTTCAAAGAAGAAGGATAAGGATTCGGCAGGAGCAATTGTTGGTAATATTATTCATTGTAAACTTTACAAGGGAAGGTTTACAAAAGAAAATAAGGTGGTAGATGTCCGTCTTAATTATGACACAGGCATTGATCCATATTATGGTCTTGTGGATATTGCCATTAAGTCGGGTCTATTTAAGAAGAATTCAACAAGAGTAGAATTGCCCGATGGAACAAAGGTTTTTGAAAAGACAATTTACGATAATCCTGAAAAATACTTCACCAAGGAAGTACTTGACCTACTGGACAAGGCAGTGTATAATGAGTTCAGTTACGGTGGAGTAGAACCGTCTAGTGAAGAGGATACCGAATGACAGACATTGAGAAGATCATCCTACACAATCTTCTCAAAAACGAATCATATTCACGAAAAGTTACTCCCTTCCTCAAGAGGGAGTATTTTCATGATCGGTCAGTGCGATTTGTTTTTGAGGGAATTCATGACTTTATTCTGAAGTACAGCAACCTACCCACCAAGGAGGCACTGTACATCATTCTTGATAAGAACAAGGCAATCGGTCAGGAAGAGATGAAGAGGGTCGGAGAAGTCCTTGAGGAAATTTCTACGACCAAGGATCCATGCGATCAAGAATGGTTGCTAAGTGAGACTGAAAACTTCTGTAAGGAGAAGGCAGTCTATAATGCCATCATGGAATCCATTCAGATCATTGATGGAAAGTCGCAGCAATCCCAGGGATCAATTCCTGATATTCTTTCAAAGGCACTCGCTATTTCCTTTGATGTTCACATCGGTCACGATTACATTGAAGACTACCAGAGACGATATGATTTCTATCACACGGTAGAGAAGCGAATTCCATTTGATCTGGAGAACTTCAATCAGATCACTGGTGGTGGTACACCTACCAAGACTTTGAATATCGTCATGGCAGGTACGGGTGTTGGTAAGTCTCTGTTCCTTTGCCACCATGCTGCCAATTGTCTGAAGAAGAATTACAATGTTCTCTACATCACATGCGAGATGGCAGAGGAGAGAATCGCAGAACGAATTGACGCGAATCTTCTTGATGTGACTCTTGATTATCTTCGTCATCTTCCACAGGTTGTATATGAAAGTAAGATCAAGAATCTCAGTGCTGGTGTTACTGGTAAGTTGATTATCAAGGAATATCCAACTGCTACCGCGAATGTCAATCATTTCCGATTTCTTCTTGATGAATTGGCACTCAAGCGAAAGTTCAAACCAGATATCATCTTCATTGATTATCTGAACATCTGTGCTTCGGCAAGAATGAAGGCAGGAGGAAATACAAACTCCTACACCTACATCAAGTCCATCGCTGAAGAACTTCGTGGACTTGCTGTGGAGTATGGAGTACCGATCTTCTCCGCAACTCAGACAACACGATCTGGATATTCAAATACAGATATTGGTCTTGAAGATACTTCTGAATCGTTCGGTCTTCCCGCGACTGCTGACTTCATGTTTGCGCTGATCTCTACTGAGGAATTGGCAGAACTGAATCAGATCATGGTCAAGCAGTTGAAGAATCGCTACAATGACGCAGCATCAAATCGTAAGTTTCTTCAGAACATTAATCGTGCGAAGATGAAACTCTACGACATCAATAATAGTTCAGATAATACTGTAATTCCTGTACCAACTGAAAATCAAAAGAAGCAAAACAAATTTGAGAATTGGAACTTCTGATGTCTCTTCACGTTGACATGAAATATATTAATCTGGTTTCTTCTTCGCTTGAGAAGTTCAAGTGGAAGAAGAACAATCTTGCGAATTGTCGTTGTCCACTTTGCGGAGATTCTGAATCAAACAGAACAAAGGCAAGAGGATACTTCTTCGCAGGAAAGGATTCTTATTTTTACAAGTGTCACAATTGTGGAGCAGCACATAATGTCTACAAGTTTCTTGAAATCGTTTCTCCTTCTCTCTTCAAGGAGTATTGCCTTGAGACTTGGATAAACAAGAAAGAGGATTATCCACAAGTTGAATTCGTTCTTGATGTTCCAGAACCAAAGATCTATTCATATGTCACGATTGATGAACTTCCACATGGACATAAGGTATTGGATTTCCTCAAGACAAGAAGAATACCAGAGAAAAGATGGACTGACTTTTATTATGCGGAACATTTCTCAGATCTTGCGAAGGAAATTAATAGCAAGTACAATCTGATTGATGACGAACGAGTAGTCATTCCAGTATTTGATGAGCACAACCAATTAATAGGAGTTCAGGGTAGATCTTTTGGTAATGTTAAACCACGGTATATCACCATCAAGAAAGATGATAATATTCGCATGACTTATGGGTTGAACAATATCAATAGAAGCAAGGAGATCTTTGTTGTGGAGGGTCCGATTGACAGCATGTTCCTCGACAACGGTATTGCCTGCATGGGTTCAGGTAATTTCCTAGAAATTAGAGAAAGACTCCAGAACGACAACTTAATCTTCGTTCTGGATAATGAACCAAGAAATAGAAATACAGTTGATATTTTAAAGCAATTGATTGACAATAATGAAAAAGTAGTGATTTGGCCTTCGTTCATCCGTCAGAAAGACATAAATGATATGGTGCTTTCTGATATTGATGCGAAGAATATTATACAAGAAAACACATATAGTGGTGTAGCAGCGATGCTCGCTTTTAATTCATGGAGAAAGTGCTAATGGAAATTTCAAAACAAGATTATTTGTTGATGACTGGTGTAATTGAATTTCACTTTAAGTTCAGTGAGTATATTCGTGAGACAGACGAGGAATTGTTTTTCCGCGCAGTTGATTATGCCAAGACATTTACAAATGTTCCTGGAATGGAATTTGGATATTGGCATGAAGACAACAAGAAGTTTCTTGATGAACTGATTCGTAAACTTGAACGAAAGAAAGCAAGTTTCAATCGCCTGGTAGAGAAGACTCAAGATGAAGCAAAAGCAAGAACCATCTGGAAGAAAAAGAAGAATACAACAGATGATGATTTCTTTGGATTCTCTGGTTACTTCAAGAACTTTACCCGTCACGCTGCCAAGTTGGAATATGATAAGTTTGACATGGATGACTGGGTAAACTTTGTGAAGATCTGTAAGTATGTAAAGAACAATGATAAGTTCATTGAATTTGCTCTTGCCAAGATCGCGCATTACTATACAATAGAGAGTGAACTATACAAGGAGTTGAAGAATGAGCAAGAGAGTTAATGTTCTAGATTCTGGTTTCGTGGAATACATTGACCACATGGGATCTGATCTCACGGTGGTCAACTCTGCGCGTGTGTCGTTTGATAAAGCATCCACATTTGACAAGGGTGGAGAACTTTCAGAGAAGGACTATAGACTGATCAAGTATCTCGCAGAGCACAATCACTGGACGCCATTTGCTCATCCACAGATCACTCTACGAATCAAAGCACCAATCTCAATTCGCACACAACTCTTCAAGCATAAGGTTGGATTTACTGAGAACGAGATTTCTCGTCGTTATGTTTCTTATACCCCAGATGTATATCAACCATATTGGAGAGGAAAACCAACTGGTGGAGCAAAGCAGGGATCTGAAGACTTTATTGAAGAAGGCAATCTGAATAAGAACTGTACAGACAAGTATAAAGCAATTACTGACGCATGTATGGAAGCATATGAAGAGATGATTTCCAAGGGAATTGCGCCAGAGCAAGCAAGATTTATTCTCCCACAAGGAGCATATACAGAATGGTATTGGACTGGATCTCTTTCGGGATTTGCGAGAGTGTACAAGCAAAGAATTGATCCACATGCCCAATGGGAAGTAAGGGAATATGCCAAGGCAATTTCGGAAATAGTCGAACCACTTTTTCCTGAATCTTGGTACGTCCTTACGACGAATACATAAGATACAACCCTAAACAATACAGGAGAAAATATGAAAGAGTTGCCTTCGGATTACCAGAAGTTTATTCACACGTCACGATATGCTCGTTGGTTGGAGAAAGAGAAGAGACGAGAGACTTGGGAAGAAACGGTAAAGCGTTATTTTGATTTCTTTGAAACTCATCTCTCTGACAAGCATAAGTACGAGTTAACACCAGAACTTCGCTCTGAGTTGGAGAGTGCAGTACTCAATCTTGAAATCATGCCAAGCATGAGAGCATTGATGACTGCTGGGCCCGCTCTCTCAAGAGACAATACCGCAGGATACAACTGTTCCTATGTTGCTGTGAATCGTGTAAGAGCATTTGATGAGATTCTCTACATCCTCATGTGTGGAACGGGTGTAGGATTCTCTGTGGAGAGACAATATGTTGAGAAACTTCCTACGATTGCTGAACACTTCTCTTCTACTGATACCACGATCATTGTGGAAGATAGCAAGGCTGGTTGGGCTAAGGCATACAAAGAACTTATATCCTTACTCATTGGAGGTCAGATTCCCAAGTGGGATTTATCAAAGGTTCGTGCTGCTGGCGCACGACTCAAGACTTTCGGTGGAAGGGCAAGTGGACCAAGACCTCTTGAGGATCTTTTCCGTTTCACCAGTGATACTTTTAAGAGAGCAGCAGGCAGGAAACTCACATCCATTGAGTGCCACGATGTCGTATGTAAGATTGCGGAAATTGTCGTGGTGGGAGGAGTCCGTAGATCTGCTCTTATTAGCTTATCAAACCTCACTGACGAGCGTATGCGTGATGCCAAGTCTGGAGCATGGTGGGAGGCGAATCCGCAAAGAGCACTCGCGAACAACTCGGTCGCGTTCAAGGAGAAACCAGAGATCGGAGTCTTCATGGAAGAATGGGTTTCCCTCTACAAGTCAAAGTCAGGAGAACGAGGAATCTTCAACAGAGACGCATGTAGAAGAACAGTAGAGAAACTTGGTGATCGTCGCAACTCTTCGTATGAGTTTGGTACTAATCCGTGCTCAGAGATCATTCTTCGTGATCGTGAGTTCTGTAATCTGACAGAGGTTGTGGTTCGTCCAGACGACACAATGGAGTCCCTTGCTCGTAAGGTGAAGTTGGCATCCATTCTTGGTACATGGCAAGCATCACTCACTCACTTCCCATATCTCTCATCGGAATGGAGAAAGAATTGTGAAGAGGAAGCATTGCTTGGTGTTTCGTTGACTGGAATTCTTGACAACAGAATGTTGAGCAAGTCTCCAAATCTTGCTGATGTTCTTGAAGGACTAAAGAAGATCGCAGTCATCACGAATACCGAATGGTCTGCTCGTATTGGTATCAATCCTGCTGCTGCAATTACTTGCGTCAAACCATCTGGTACAGTTTCACAACTTACCGATGCGGCATCTGGTATTCATGCACGACACAACGAATATTACATTCGTACCGTTCGCGCAGACCGCAAGGATCCACTTTGTCAGATGATGGTAGAGATGGGATTCCCACACGAACCATGTGTCATGAAACCAGATCACACGATGGTCTTCTCATTCCCAATGAAGGCAGAAGGATCTGTAACTCGTAATGATTTGACTGCGATTGAGCATCTTGAACTTTGGTTGACATATCAGCGTCACTGGTGCGAACACAAGCCTTCGATCACCATCACCGTGCGTGAGCATGAGTGGATGGAGGTTGGTGCATGGGTTTATAAGCACTTTGATGAGATCAGCGGCATCTCGTTCCTACCACACTCCGATCACTCGTATCGTCAAGCACCTTATCAGGATTGCAGCAAAGAAGAATACGAGACAGCACTTTCGCAAATGCCCAAGAATGTTGACTGGAGTCTTCTTGTGAATTATGAAAAGGAAGACAACACCAAGGGAACCCAGACATTTGCTTGTTCTGGTGACAAGTGTGAACTAGTTGACCTGACAAATTAACCCCACTTGAGATAGCATCTCAGGTCCGACAACCCCCTACTAGTGGGGGTTGTTTCTTTATATAAATACAGATATGCTAATGTCTCTTGAAGATCCAAGTGAAAATGTTCAAAAAAGAGCTCAAGAAATTGAGGATGCCAGAAAAAAGACCAATCCATAAATACTAGTGAAGAATACTTTATAGAAAGAAAAATATCCTATGGCATACGAACAAGGAAAATACTTAAATTCTAAATTCAGGGCAATTCCTACAACTGGAGCATTATTTTATGCTTTACAAGAAATTGCTATGAGATCTTTAAATTCGAATGATAATGAAATTATTGTTCCAGAATCTCCTATACAAACATCGACTCCTATAATATATTCAGGTCTTGGATTTGAAGGACCAACGGAACAACCTTCTGCCGTTGGGGATCCTGAAGATTGGGGGTATGATGCAAATGCAATTGCTCGTTGGAATTTTGTTCCATATCAAATACTCGGTGGAACATTTAATGTCGGTGTAGTTGCTCATCACTTTAGAGGAATTTCTCACATAGACTTCTCTCTGAATGGAGGAACTTGGGAATCTGTATCAGGTGTTAGTTATAACTCTGACAGCAAGACTGTAGAATACTTTGCAACAGTTGACACGACTGGAATGAGTAATTATCATCCAGCATCTAGTGATTATGCAGAGATCAGAGCAATCGTATATCCAAACGTAGGTGTACCGTTAGTTCTTGGTGGAACATTGCCATCTTTTGGTACTTATGACAGCATTGCGGATTCTGATGGTATTCATGGTATGTTCTTCCTTTCCGATGCTGGCCAGACATATCCAGTAGTAGAAAAATTCGTCAGTGTACAGGGTAGCGATTCAAATGATGGGTCAGAAGAAAATCCAGTACTAACAATTGCTAAAGCATCTAAACTTATATCAAATGAATACTTTTCTCTTATGGGAACTACTTTTGTTGACGGTGGAATTGTAAGACTTATGTCTCTTCCAGAAGGTGTAACAATTGGTCACACATACGCAAATTATACCTTCGGAAATTTTGTACACACGAAGTACTCTTGGTTGACAGTTGCTCCACAAGAAGGAATAGAATCATCATCTGCTCCTATCACACAGAAGTCAACAGATACGGGTGGAGCAAGAGTCACCAAGATAAAACTAGACAATGTAACTGTTGCTCCATATGCAGGAGCAATGGCAAGTAATACGATTCTATATACAGCAACACAACCAAACACCACAGAGTATGCAATGTTGTGGGTAAACGATTGTCAGTTCAATGGAATGGGAAGATTAACAAGTGGTAACTGGACAAACGGATTTAGATTACAATGGGTTACACACTGTGGTCTTACTGGTTCGTTAAACGGATTTGTTGATACTGAGATTGCAAGAGGTTGTACTGTTGGTATTATCTCTGGAGATGCCTATAGTAAGGGTGGTCTTGTAATTGATTCTATGGCAGATGTATTAGACTTTTCTGGCACAGGAAACCACCCAGACTTCTACCAATTTGATGCGGGTGGTGCTTCCAAGTCCTTTAAGAATAGAATTCTTCAGAATCTTTACAATGCAGATTCTACTCAAGATTTCCAAGGAATCTTTGCAGGAGTAGGTGCAGGGGTAGTAGATTGTGCTATAATAGGAGTTACGATTGATAAATCAACAGGAGTTGGTGACGATCAGAATGTAGTTACGTTTGGTGCAACAGCAACCAATGTTTATATAAAGGGATGCTCTTTCAATGGACCTGGAGTCGTCTGGAGAACAGAATTCCTTGCTGGAAGAACATATAGTAATGTTGTGGTAGAAGATTCATATATCAGAGGTGATTCATTCCTGAACGATTTGGGAACACCTCCTCTCGGAGTGACTTATATTTAGGAAATTTTATGAAAAAACCATTTGGATATTCTTATTTGTTAGACATGTATCATTGTCGTGAAGGTGCAGCGGATGATTTAGAACTACATTATAGATTCTTGGAAAATCTTGTAGATGAAATTGGTATGACTAGAATGAGTCAGCCAGTAGTCATGCACGGACCAAGAAATAAAGGTGTTGAAATATACCCAGAGAAAGCAGGAGTGAGTGGTTGGGTTCCTCTAATCAAATCGGGTATACAAATTCATTCACTTGAACCTTCCAGATTTATTACCCTAGATGTGTATTCGTGTAATAAGTTTGATCAAACTACAATTTACAATTTTGCAAAGAAGTATTTTGAATTTACAACTAGCGAAGAACACTTTATAGAAAGAGGAATGTTTTATGGCAATACTGAAATACTATAATTCACAGGTTCACGATCTATACAAATACAACCGAGTAGCATCGACAACTCAAACAGCAGCACCTATTGGTTATAATCCAGATTGCCAAGCATATGGGATTGCTGACTTCTCAGGATGTCGGGCAAGAAATCGACATTTCTGTACTCTGGCTGGATCTGCTTATGGTCTTGAATTTGACCGTGAGAATGTAAACTTCTGGAATTGTTGCACCTACGGTGGTGTTTTGGTTTCTCCAAAGCACATGATTGTTTGTCAGCACTTCCGTGGTCCAAGACCCGATCCAAATGACAATACGGGTGGTATCGTTCTTCTTGGCAAGTCAGGACTTCGCCATACAGTCAAGGTTGTTGGTGTGACCTTGAGCATCGGTGGGGATCAGACACTTCTTGAGTTCGATCAGCCTGTTCCAGAGGGTGAGTTCTACATCTACAACAAGATCGCGGATGCCGCCTACATTCCCCGTGGAACTCCAATCTGGGTTCAGGACTCCAATGGCAAGATTTACAAGAGGCTCTTCAAACAGGCAAGATTCGTTGATGGGAAATTCATCGGTTGGAACAGCGACCCCAGTCTAGATGGAGTGAACGATGGAGCATATGCTACCACGGGAGATCCTGCGGTGTTCGTTGGCGATTCGGGTTCACCCGCTTTCGTGGTGAATGACAAGGGAGAAACCTTGCTTCTTGGACTCATGTTCGGTGGGTCTTCATTCCCTCAAGAGACAATCGACAATATCAACGAGAAGTTGGCTCCACACGGATACAGCGTTTCCTACGACAAGATGACAGCCATTCCGCAGGATCTCAATCAAGACGGTGTAGTGGACGGAGAGGATCTGGCGATCTTCATGGCATCGTGGGGAGTGAATCCAGAGATTGGTGATTTCAACGGAGATGGAAAGGTTGATGCCGCAGACATGGCAGAACTACTAGCACAATGGGGAAGTTACGATCTCTCTCCCAATGCTGTGTTCAACACCACTACGGTGGATCCGATTGATCCCAACAACACGAAAGGACGAGCATGAAGATAACTCTAGATTACGGCGATTCACTTTTTGAGTGGGACATCGAAGGTGTGGTTTCTTCAGGAACATTTGTGGATGGCAGTCCTTGGGTAGTTGTTCAGGAAGGTGCGGTTCTTACCGCAGTTTCCCCTGCACGGGAGAGAAAGACAACCACACACACCAATTCCCGATTCCCTGCACCTGTAGATGTATGGATCAACGGATCGGCAAAGAATCCCTTGCCGTCGAGATATCACGATCCAAACGATCCAAGACCTTACGAGCAGATTGCAACCTTGGGTTCACAGAAATACTTTCTTGATGGTCGTGTCTGTTATCCAGGAAACAATACTGGAACACAACAAAAGGTGGATGCTGACTACGACAATGATCAGGCACTCGTTCTGCCTACTCCACTCGTTGCGGGTGATGTCATTGTCACCGCAGCATCTATGTGGCATGAACCAAGTGAAGGAGAAGCAATAAACGACTTCATTCCCAACTCAATTGGAAGATGGAGAACAGGAATCAAGCGGATCGGTGTTCTTACCGTGCTTGCTGAAGCCCCATCTGAGCCTTGTTTTAGACCTCCTTTCCAGTGGATGGGTTCAACTCGACCAGACCCGATTCCTTTGTCTTCCGTGAGAACAGATGAAACAGATCTGGAACACAACTCAAATATTCCATATGAATCACACCACTACTTCTCATCTCCAACATATCACGAAGGAGAAGTGGTTTCCAACCAAAGTTCGGCTGGACAATATGGAATTTCAACAGCACCAAATGTTAATACATCAACAGTAACATACTATGGAAATGGTGCTTCAAGATATCTTGCAGTTCTTTTACGAGATGCCACAAATACTCGCAATACCAGAGAGCAGCGTGATCTTGCAAGAAATCGACTGATTCAATATTCAATAGATGCATGGGGTTGTGCTTTATCTCTGATTGATACCTCATCTGGAGCAGGGCATCGTTGTGCGGAAATCAAACCGTGGGTTCTTCTTGCTGGTTGGTGGTTAAATAACGAACCAATGAAGAGCCTATATGCTAGCATTCGCAACCACCACACAGGAACCGCAGTTTCAAACCTTTCAGATAAAGACATTGGGTACTTGATGTTCTGTGATGACTTTGTTTGCCGTCAGGTGACAGACGAACCCGACTTCGGATACTACATTCGACAGACATGGAAACCCGAATCAGAGTACACCGTAACTTCCGCTGAAACTGTGGAGAGCGTAAACCTGTTCGACTATGTTCCAATGACAGGTAAGTTCGCCAAGTTGAATGTGAGCAAGTTTTGGATTCCAACAGCAAACCATCACACGAAAAGAGAGAACTACTACGGAGCATATCTTAAGATTACGGGAGGAGCAGGAGCGGGATCAACCCACTACAAGGTTCTCACCGTTGGAAAGAATGGATCGTATCCCATCGACTTCTTGATCCTTGACAGACCTTGGATCAACGGAACACCTGATGCGTCATCGACCATCGAACTCTTCGCAGCAAGAAATGGAACTGTGGACGAGGATCGCTCCGACATAGGCAGATATTACTACAGCAGGAATGGAAAAGTATTGCTACCCGAGAACCTTCGTTGGGACGATATGTCATTCTACAACGACATATACTCCATGATTGCAGCGGGAGCGTTCCTGATGCCATATGCCGCTCTCAAGCGTCTCCGTGACACGACAGGAGATGTGCGCTATGTGAGTGGAGAGACATGGGGATGGTTGAGTGAGATTCTTCTTGGAAGCGGAACATCCGTATCCGACTACAGCACTAGGTTTGGTGAGTGTCCTGACGAGGAGCGTATACAGCACCTTGGATGGGACGATACGGTTTCGCCGTCAAGACATGGACTCAATCAAGCAAGGTTGGGTATGCTAACTAAGTGGTTAGGAACTGAAGCAAAATCACATTACGATAGAATTCCTGGATTTGAACTAAAGTTTGATGCTTCAGGGATGTCAAAAATAATGGGAAATTGGGGTAAGGCTGGGGGAACCGACCTTAATGGAGATGGAACCACCGATTCGATGGATTTATCTTTTATACTTAACAACTGGGAATAATGTTAGAATCATAAATACATGTATGATCCTAGCAGGAATTGATTACTCTTTAAATGGTCCAGCAATCTGTGTATATGATACAAAGAGAGAGTTGAAGTTCGCTAATTGTAATTGCTACTTTCTCACAGACGTAAAGAAGTACGGTCAGACCTTTCTGAAGAATGTGCATGGGGAACTATTTGAACCCTATTCACAGGACTCAGAAAGGTATGATTCTATATCCGAATGGGTAATGCGTATTTGTATTGGATGTGATCAAGTTGGACTTGAGGGATATGCCTACAATGCGACAGGAAGAGTATTTAATATTGCCGAGAATACTGGAGTCCTGAAGTATAAACTATACCAACAGAGCATTCCCGTTGAGATCATAGAACCCAGCAAATCAAAGAAACTGGCAACTGGAAAAGGAAATGCCGACAAGGAAACAATGGTTAAGGCATTTCACGAAGAGACTGGAATTGATCTTCACCAAGAAATAACTCCCAACAAAACGCACGTTGGGAGTCCAGTGACCGATATAGTGGATGCTTACTATTTGTGTAAGGCGCTATATAAGACTATATTTCCTGTTTAACCATTCTGCTGTCTGTCTGCTCTCATCATTCTTACAGCAGTTCCCCCCATAGGAGTCCGTTCCCCGCGTCGAAGGCCCATAGGAGTACTTAATGTATTAGTAGCGTAATGTGCTTTTCGTCCAGTTTGTATTCCAGATTCCACCACACTGGGATCTATTCCCTTAGAACTTGCTATTTTAGATAATCTATCAAAAGCACCAAATCCCGCGCTGCGTATTTGACTACCTTTTGTTTGCAACCAAGCATTTGCTTGTTTATCAGTATCTCTAATATTTTCATCGCGTTTCCTATCGGTAGCACTGATATTTGCACCGCGTTGTTCAATGCCTGTTGGGGTTACAAATCCTTTATGTCTAGATTGTGGTTCTAGAGGATTTTTACTAGCTACAGGCCTATTAAATTGATCCAATCTACCACGATCAACAAAACCAGATCTACCAGCATTGCTTAACGTATCTCCTCTTTGTATTACTTCGCCTACTTTTTCGGCAGTACTTCGGATTGCGGCACTTGGTAATAATGCTCCTGCCACTCCTCTAGATTTTACATTGGATGCAAATGCTGAAGATGCACTTTTCAATCCACCCAAAATGCCGCCAGATTCCCGTCCTTGTCTAAATGCACCCATGACATTTAATTCGTTTAACGGTAATGCATCTTTCATAATTGCTTCAACTAATTGTTCTTTGAAATATTCTTTGTAATTCATAATTGACTCCTTTATTACTTTACCTCTTTTTTTATTTATAAAAACCAGATTCCAGCCAGTTTGTGTACGGCGCTATATAAGACTATATTTCCTGTTTAACTATTTTAATCTTTCTTTAAACCAATTCACCACGTCAAAGTCATCCATGATTGAAGGAGCACTTCCACGCCTCGCGGCAGATGATCCACTAGGAACTGTTCTTGATCCTACTCCTCTTCCTCCTGGTCTTGTTATTTTACCAGTCAGTAGATTTCTATTTACGGGAACACGACCTAGCCTAGACGACTGCACTTCGACTCCTTCATCTTCTGGTGTTGGTGTAGGAGATGGTGATGGTGTAGGTGATGGTGTAGGTGATGGTGTAGGTGATGGTGTTGGTCTTGGCGAAGGAACTCTTACAGATCCATCGTTTGATGTTTGTGGAGGAACTCTTACAGATCCATCGTTTGATGTTTGTGGGGGTTGAGTTGTTGATCCTCTTCTTCGTTTGGTTCCTACTGGTTCAATTTCTTCTGGTTTGATATATTCTGAACGATTTGGAACCAGATGAAGAGACGCATCAGGAATACCTCTGGTATGATCTGCGGTCCTGACACCAGGAGTTGCTGGTGTGCCAGGAGTGGTAGTTGTTGATATTTCCATGGTACTAGGAGTCCCAGGTGTTCCAGGAGTGCCTGCTTTTGCTTCTCTTCCTTGAATAGTAATTGTTCTGCCTTTCATGCCACCAAACAATTCAAATGATGGAGTGGCAAGTGGAGGAGTTGCTGGTGTACCAGGAGTTGCTGGAGATCCTGGAACAACAGTACCCTTGAGTGCTTCAGACGCTGCTTTGTGTGTTATAGAACCAGGAACTGATCTTTTTTGAATCATATCAATCATACCACGGTCATTAGTTTTAACGTGAAATGTATCTGCTCCAGGTAAAATACTTCCATCTCTAACTTTTGCTTCACCTGTTTTTGGATCTTTTTGTCCTGTAAAAGATCCTTCAAATGTTCCAGTTTGTACTGTATCTGGAGTCGCTGGGGTTCCTGCTTTTCCTTTTGAACCTGTTCCTGGAATCTTAAAAGAAGGAATTTTTAATGATGGAATATCAGGAATTTTAATAGTCAGATCTGGTACTCCTGGGTCATCGGCAGTTCCAGGAGTGCCTGGTTTTCCTTGAGTTATTTTAGTAGAAGTTGTAGTAGATGCTGGTGTTCCTTCTTTTTCTACTTGTTTAATTTGTGATCTTCCAACATTCGTTCGTCCTTGGGGTTGTGTGGCAAGGTGTGGACTAGCGATAAGTGCAGCTGATAGTGCAATGGGTGGGACAAATTTACCTACTACCTCTGCTCCTTTTTCAATTGCAGAACCTACCATGTCTCGTAGACGACCTTCTTCAATCATCTGATCTATTAGTTGTTGCTTGTAATACTCTTTAATTTCGTATTTCATTTACTTTACCTCTTTTTTATTTATGAAAAACCAGATTCCAGATAATATTAATCCTGCATATAATAAAACAGCATACAAGTTAGTCTTTTGAGTTTCTACTTTTGTTCCTACTGGAAGAACTATAGACTCAGTTTTAAGCAATTCTACTGGTGTCTGGTCTTTCAGAACTACTTCTGTTTTAGGGGGAAGAATGATTTCTTCTTGATTTGAGGTGAGTGCTGGTGTTTCTTTCACAGTCTTTACTTTTGTTAAAGCAGGAACGAGCACTTCAGTTTCTAGAGGAAGAGAAACTTCCACTGGTTCTTGAATTGTGTCTATTACTGTTTTAGTGATTGGTGGATCGTTGGGAAATAATGACTTACACGAAGCAAGGAAAAATACAATCAATATTAATGTATAGGTCAATAGTTTTTTCATCGTTGATTTTCCTTATCACTTTTTGCAATTAAAGCATGTTGACTCCAGAATTTTTGAGATTCTGCTCTACTTTCTTCTGTGTGGGAAGGGTCATTTACTTCCTTTGGTGCAAGTGGTCCACCAAATGCTGTAATAAGAAATGGTTTTCCTGTTTCGGCATGTGGTCTGGATATTGCAGTTATCATTCTGGTAGTTTTATCTGGTCCCCCATAATGAACCATTCTTGACTCATATGGTCTACCTCCCCCTCTATTGGCATAGTGAACTTGGTCCTCCCCGACAGGATTGTCTCCAAGAGATGGACCAATTATACCAACAGGCAATGGTGGTAAATGTTCAGGTAGAGTTAATGTTACTGGACCTTTTGCTGCCAATACTTCTGGATGAGAACCCAACCAAGATAGATGTTCAGGAGTTAGTCCATGAACATCATAATGACCATCATTCCTGAGCATTAATTGTGATTCATTTTCCCTGAGATATTGTTTGAATGATTTCATGTTTTATTTCCTGCTGCCGCTGCACCAAAGTAGAATCCAACAACAGACAAAAGAACCTCTCTGCTTTCTTTGGTATAAAGGAATCCAGAGACTGTCTG